GACGCTCTTCCGATCTAGGGGGCCGCCGCCGCCCAGGTCGGCGCCGGCGGCACGCTGATGACAGCGATTCCGCTGACGGCTGTCGCGCTGGCCCAGGCGATCGCCACCGGTGAGCTGACTCTCCCGATCCTGCTTGCCGGCAACGCCGCGGCGGCGGCTACTGCGACCGGCAACCTGATCGCCTATATTCCGAGGCCGGTACCGGACGCCAGCTATACGGCGCTGGCCACCGCCCGACTGTACGGCGCCAGCGCCTTGCCGCGTCGCCATGTGGCCGTGGCCGCGGCGCGCCGCTACGAGGTGATGTGGTGAAAACCGAACTCTGGCCGGAAAAAGACCCTGCCGAGAAGGTATGGGCCACCTTCGCTTATGCCTTGGCTCTGGAGGCCGGCGAAACCCTCCAGTCGGCCGCGCTGACCGTCACCCTCAAGCAGGGAACGGACGCCATCCCGGCGGCGATCCTGGACGGCGCCCCGCTTCTGCTGGCCGGCGGCCGCGTGATGCAGCGTATCCAGGGCGGCGTCGACGGCGCCTCCTACCGGGTGCGCTGTGCTGCCACCACTTCGACAGGGCGCGTTTTGCTTTTGGCCGGCGTGGTGCCGGTCGTGGAGATCGTATGACCGTACAACTGGAACTGTGGCAGCTCATTACCTTGCTGCTGACCTTCTTCGGCGCTGTCTGGACCTTCGGCAAGGTGCTGATGGCGCAATTCGACAAGCAACTCGACATTCGCTTCACGGCGCAGGACGAAGCCAGGGTGTCGGGATCGCGCGCGCTGCGGGAAACACTAGACCTGCATCTCGAGCAGGAGCTACGCGCCGCCGATCAACTCAAGTCGCTGGAGCGCGAGTTCCTGCTGTGGAAGGCCGACATGCCGGTGATGTACGTCCGGCGCGACGACTACGTGCGCAACCAGACGGTGATCGAGGCCAAGCTCGATGCCGTGGCGCTGCGGATCGAGAACATTCAATTGAAGGGGACGCCACGATGAATATCGACCAGGCCAAGTTGCGCCGGGAAGCGCTGCGCTGGTACCTGATTCTGGCGCTGTACAACGCCCGCCCGGAAAAGGTGTGCGAGGACATAGTCCAGGCCACGATGCGCTCGCTCTATCCGGACGTGACGCCGCTGGAGGTGCGCCAGGAACTCGACTATCTGGCCGATCGCTGTCTGGTGACCTTGCGCAAGGAGCCTTCCGGCCGCTGGTGGGGCGATCTGACGCGCTACGGGGTCGACATCGCCGAATACACGGTCGATTGTGATCCGGGTATTGCCCGGCCCGTGAAGTACTGGGGCTGACATGGGCCGCCGGAGCAGCGTCGAGGCTTTGCCGAAGGTCGTCCGGGAATGGCTGGACAAGGCCCTGATCGAGGACAATTTCAGCGGCTACGCGGCGCTGGAGGAGGCGCTCGCCGAGCGCGGGCACCAGATCAGCAAGAGCGCGATCCACCGCTACGGCCAGCCTCTGCAGCGACGCCTGGCGGCGATCAAGGCCAGCACCGAGGCCGCGCGCCTGCTCACTGAAGGCGCTGCCGACGATCAGGATGCGCGCTCGGAGGCGGTCATCGCCCTGGTGCAGACCGAGCTGTTCGAGTCGATCGTCAATCTGCAGGAGGCCGGTGACGAGGGCCTCAAGCCCGATGACCGCCTCGCGCTGCTGTCGAGGGTGGCGCAGAACATCGCGACGCTGGCGCGTGCCTCGGTCAATCAGAAGAAGTTCCGGCTCGAAGTCCAGGAAGAGACACGGCGGAGGCTGCTCGAAGAGCAGGCGAAGAAGCTCGATGCCCTGCAGAAGAGGGGCGGCGTCACCCCGGAAACACGGGTAGCCATCCGCGAAGCACTGGGAATCGCGTAATGGCCTGCAGGGGCAACGCCAAGTGCATCCCGCGTGACGTCGACGCGATCTTCCTGCCGTACCAGTCGCGGTGGATCACCGACGACTCGATCCTGAAGCTGATGGAAAAAGCCCGGCAGATCGGCCTGTCGTGGTCATCGGCCTACCAGTGCGACGAGCGCACGGCCGCCCAGGGGGCGCGCAACGATCAGTGGGTCAGCTCGCGCGACGATCTTCAGGCGCGGCTGTTCATCGAGGACTGCAAGATGTGGGCGAAGATCATGGACCTCGCCGCCCATGATCTCGGCGAAATCGTCATCGACCCGAAGGCGAAGCTGACCGCCTACGTGCTGGAGTTTGCCTCCGGCAAGCGAATCCACAGCATGAGCAGCAACCCGGACGCGCAGGCCGGCAAGCGCGGCGGCCGCGTGCTCGATGAATTCGCGCTGCATCCGGACCCGCGCAAGCTCTGGTCTATCGCTTATCCCGGCATCACCTGGGGCGGCAATCTGGAAGTCATTTCCACGCACCGCGGTTCCCACAACTTCTTCAACGAACTGATCCGCGAGGTCCGGGAGAAGGGGAATCCGAAGCACATCAGCCTGCATCGCGTGACGCTGCAGGACGCGCTGGATCAGGGGTTCCTGTTCAAGTTGCAGCAGATGCTGCCGGCGACCGACCAGCGCCAGGCGATGGACGAGGCAGCCTATTTCGATTTCGTGCGCAGCGGCTGCGCCGACGAGGAGTCGTTCCAGCAGGAGTACCTGTGCAACCCGGCCGACGACGATACGGCCTTCCTGGAATACGACCTCATCGCGGCATGCGAATACGCGGCCAGCCTGAACTGGCAACAGCGCGGCTCGGGGCGGATTTACACCGGCATCGACATCGGCCGCAAGAAGGATTTGACGGTGGCCTGGCAGGTCGAGGACGTCGGCGACCTGTTGCTGACGCGCCGCGTCGAGCGGCTGCAGAACCTGCGCAAATCGGATCAGGAGAAGATTCTCTATCCGATGATCGCGGAGAGCGATCGTACCTGTATCGACGCCACCGGCCTCGGTATCGGCTGGGCTGACGACGCGCAGGACAAATTCGGCTCCTACAGGGTCGAGGCGGTGACCTTTACCCCCAAGGTCAAGGAGGAGCTGGCCTATCCGGTGCGCAGCAAGATGGAGGAGCGCAAGGTCCGCATTCCGTATGACCCGAAGATTCGTGCCAGCCTGCGCTCCGTGACGAAGCAGACGACCAGCGCCGGCAATGTGCGCTTTACCGCCGAACGCACGCCTGACGGCCACGCCGACGAATTCTGGGGGCTGGCGCTGGCGATTCACGCGGCTGCCAGCCCGCGATCGCCGATCGACTACACGCCGGCGCCGGATCGCGCCGACCGCTGGGACGGGAAACCGGGCGACAAGGACAATATGGACGAGGCAGCCGCATGGCGCGGTGCCTGGTAGGAGCAGACATGGCACAGATCATCGACCAGTTCGGGCGCCCCCTCGAGCGCGCGGCCCTTTCCGAACCGCAGACTGCCCGCCTGGGCCATCTCGCCCAGGAGTTCGCCACTCATCCGTCGCGCGGCCTGACGCCGGCGAAGCTGGCCCTCATCCTGGAGGAGGCCGAGCAGGGCGACATCGTGTCGCAGCACGACCTGTTCCTCGACATGGAAGAGAAGGATGGACACGTCTACGCGGAAATGAGCAAGCGCAAGCGCGCCCTGCTGACGCTCGACTGGGACATCGCGCCGCCGCGCAACGCCAGCAAGCAGGAAGAGGCGAGCGCGGACTCTGTGCGCGAGCTGCTGCTCGCCGTGCCCAACCTGGAAGACGTGCTGCTGGACACCCTGGACGCCATCGGCCACGGCTTCGCCGCCCTGGAGATCGAGTGGCAACTGCTCGGCCGGGAATGGCTGCCGAAGAAGATCGAGCACCGGCCGCAGAGCTGGTTCCAGCTCAACCCGGAGAACCGCAACGAGCTGCGCCTGCGCGACTACACGCCGCAGGGCGCCGAGCTGCAGGCGTTCGGCTGGGTGCTGCATACCCACCGTGCCAAGAGCGGCTACCTGTCGCGCGGCGGCCTGCACCGCGTGCTCGCCTGGCCGTACCTGTTCAAGAACTACTCCGTTCGCGATCTCGCCGAATTTCTGGAGATCTACGGCCTGCCGCTGCGCCTCGGCAAATACCCGGCGGGGGCATCCGATCAGGAGAAGCTCACGCTGCTGCGCGCGGTGACGGGTATCGGCCACAACGCCGCCGGGATCATCCCCGAGGGCATGGCGATCGAGTTTCAGGAAGCAGCCAAGGGTCAGCACGATCCGTTCGAGGCGATGATCGGCTGGTGCGAGCGCACGCAGAGCAAGGCCATCCTCGGCGGCACGCTGACCAGTCAGGCCGACGGCCAGAGCAGCACCAACGCCTTGGGCAACGTGCACAACGAGGTTCGCCACGATCTGCTGGTCTCGGACGCCACCCAACTCGCTGCAACGCTGACCCGCGACCTTGTCTATCCGCTGCTGGCGATCAACAAGGGCGTTCCCGATCCGCGTCGGCTGCCGCGGCTGGTCTTCGACACGCGCGAGCCGGAGGATCTGTCGCTCTACGCCGAGGCGCTGCCGAAGCTGGTCGGCGTCGGCTTCAAGATCCCGGTCGCCTACGTTCACGACAAGCTGCGCATCCCGGCGCCCAAGGACGGCGAGGAAGTTCTTGCCACCACCGCCGGTGCGCTCAATGAACCGGCTGCCGCCCGTGCCGCGTTAAAAACAGACGACGCGCGCGACGAATTTGACGTCTTCAGCGACGACCTGGCATCCGAATGGGAGCCGACGACCGAGGCACTGGTCTCGCCGCTGGAACGGCTGGCCACCGAATGCCGCACGCTGGAGGAATTCAAGGCTCGTCTGCCTCAAGTGCTGGAGGAGATGGACACCGCCGCGCTGACCGAGGCGCTGGCCCAGGGGCAGTTCGCCGCTGCCCTCCTCGGCCGCGCCCTGCCGCCCAAGGGGTAAGCCGTGCCGCTGCGGCTGCGTGCGTTGCCGCCGGAAAAGGCGGTCGAGTTCTTCCGGCAGAAGGGCTACAAGATCGGCTTCGACCACCGGGATGTGTGGCAGGCCGAACACCAGGCCGCCTTCACCGTGGCCAAGGCGCTGCAGCTCGAGCTGCTGCGCGATATCCGCGAACAGGTCGACGCTGCGATCGAGCGGGGCGTTCCGTTCGAGGAGTTCCGCGACACCCTCAAGCCCAACCTGGTCAAACGCGGCTGGTGGGGGCGGGCCACGATGACCGACCCGCTGACGGGCGAGGCCAAGGAGGTCCAGCTCGGCAGCACGCGCCGGCTCAAGGTGATCTACGACACCAACCTGCGCCAGGCGCATGCCGAGGGCCAATGGGCGCGCATCCAGGAGACCAGGGAGAGCTTCCCGTACCTGATGTACGACCACACGCCCAGCGCGCACGAACGCAAGGAACACGCGGCCTGGGACGGTCTGGTGCTGCGCGCGGACGATTCCTGGTGGCAGTCGCACTATCCGGTGCGTGCCTGGGGTTGCAAGTGCCGCGTGATCCAGCTCGGGCAGCGCCAGCTCGACCGCATGGGGGCGAAGATCGGTACCGCGCCGGCCGAGCAGTATCGCGACTACACGAACAAGCGTACCGGCGAAACCCAGCGCATCCCCGCTGGCGTTGATCCTGAGTTTTTCTACCCGCCTGGCGGTCGTCGCGAGAACCTGCAGGCGTTCCTCGGCGATCGTCTGGAACGCCTGCAGGCGGACCTGCGACCGGCAGCAGCCAAGGCACTGGCCGGGGGTGCCTTCGCTGCCTGGGCAGAGAAGCCCGTCGGCAACTGGCCCATCGGCGTGCTGCCGGCGGCACAGATGGCGGCGCTGGGCGTTCAGACCGACGTCGTTCTCCTCTCGGCCGACACGATGGACAAGCAGAGGCGTGAGCACCCGGAAATCCTCGCCGAGGAGTACCAGCACGTGCAAGATGCTTTGGATCGCGGCCGGCCGATCAAGGAGTCGGACAAGGCGCTACTCTTCCTGCTTGAGGACGAAGGCTACGTGACAGTGGTCAAGGCAACACAGTCTGGCCGCGCAGCCTTCATGACCAGCTTTCGCAGGCTTTCAAGCCGCGAGGTCAAGCGTAATGAGGAAATCAGGAGGCTGTTACAGAAGGGGCAGAAGAAATAGAGCGGGCGGTGGGGCCCCCCAGTCCGGTTGTCCGGCAACCCCACATGGCGCTCCGGCATTTCTGCCGTGCTACGGCCGGGGGAATATCACCGTGTCGCGCCCGCAGACAAAGTATAGGGCTGTAGCACTCAGAGTTCCATGAGATTTTTTCGCCGCGTTTTTTGTTTCGCCTGTTGCAATACAATTCAAACCGCGATCCCGATTCATCCCCTCTCATTTCGGTCTATCCCGCATTTATCGCGCAGATTGCCGTTATTTATCGCGCTTCCCATCACATACTATTGCCCACCGACGGCAGCCAGCTCTCGCGTGAAACAGCAGAACGGGCGGTCGGTTTTGCCAAGGCGGCCAACGCCAGGATCACGGCCTTGTACGCCAAGCCGATCGCACATGCGGAGAACTATGGTGATCTCGTCGAGCCGACCGCGCTTGAACGGCTTGTGACCGGCTCCGATGGCAAGTCCAAAGAGTATCTTGGCTTCATCAAGAAGTTGTGCAAGGACGCAGGAGTCGAATGCACGACGATGGCAGTGGTCAGCGACACACCGTGGGAGGCGATCATCAACACCGCTGAAGATCACCATTGTGACCTGATCTTCATGTCCAAGCACGGTCGGGGTGGACTGTCGTCCCTGCTGCTTGGCAGTGAGACCTACCGTGTACTCACCCATTCAAGCATCCCGGTGCTCGTCTATCGTCCGCCCGAGGTGGGTGAAGGCCGGCGTAAGGCGAAAGCCAAAGCCCGCGAAAAGGAGCACAAGAAGTCGTAAGCCGGGTTCGTTTCCGACACCGGCGCCAGTCACCGCGGGAGTAATGGAGAAGCTGGCCCGGATCGGCAGCGGTGCCGATCGCGCAGATTGGGGATGACTCCCGCCTACTGGCTGCAGGCGGCAGCCGAGCTCGCGGCGAACGACCCGGTACTGGCCGGTTTGATCGAGCGTTTTCCCGGCGCGGCGCTGACGTCGCGAGGAGAACCCTTTGTGACCCTGCTGCGCTCGATCGTCGGGCAGCAGATTTCGGTCAAGGCAGCGGACAGTGTCTGGTCGCGCGTGCTGACCTTGCTACCCTTGCCGACGCCAGCGGCCGTCCTTGGCTGCAGCCCTGACAAGCTGCGCGCCTGCGGACTTTCGGCGCGCAAGGTCGAGTATGTCGTCGATCTGGCGCGCCATTTTGTCAACGGGCAGATCCACGTCAACCACTGGTCGTCGATGAGCGACGCGCAGATCATTGCCGAGCTCACGGCGGTTCGCGGCATCGGCGTGTGGACGGCGGA